CAATGTCAGGCTTGTATGTCTTACAGACACTCTCAACCCATGCCATGTCACGATCAGTAGCGTCCTTGAACTTGACGTTATCCCTGATCTTATCGTATGCAGCCATTGCCTTTGACTTGTTGGCTACAACCTCTTTGGCTTCCATGTTAGAGGCGGCAGTGATGTAGCGGTGTGCTACACGGTGATAGCCTTCCTCGTTACATAACACAATGCACTTAGCACCCTGCCATGCAAAGCCACCCTCACCAGCAATCAGGCTGGCATGGAATGAGGTCTTGCCAGTGTTGGGCCTAGCACCAATCTCAATCAAGTGACCAGCATTAACACCCTCAACCTTACGGGTAAGTGTAGGGATGTTGAATGACCACTGGCTCTCAAGACTGTTGAGTGCAAGGATATGATCAATGCTTGTGTCTTCCCATTCAATGTTTAGCTTAGGCGTGAAGTCATCACCATATTGCTCAAGCATATTACGTAATGGCTCAAGGGTATCCTTTGTACCATTGACATAATCAAAGCCAAGGTTAGCAATGTCTTCACCAATCACCTGTTGAAACAGCTTGGACAGCACCTCTTGTGCAATGTCTTCACCCATAGGCTGTTCTCGCTTTACTGTAGCGAACAGAGCACTGTAGGCAGTCTTCTGTGCTGTAGTCAGGGTAGCATTGTTTGACATAAACAACGCCTCAATCTCGTCAGGTGTAACGGTACGCTCATAACGGTGCATGGCACTGTCAATGGCCTTTTTAATCTTACGTACATCAGGACTGAACAATCGTTCTGGACAACGGGAGCCACGATGACTGTCGTAAAACTCTTTGTTCATCAGGCTACGTATTAGTGCTAGTTCCATGTGGGGTTTATCCTTGTGTTAGGGTTATCAGATTACTGATATCGTCAGGGTTACTATATTTTAAATCGTCTGTCAACTTTAAAACACGTACATCTGGACAGTACGTGCGTAATTCTTTAGCAAACTTGAGTGACTTGGGTAAAGCATCGGGGTCAAGTGCTACTATTATGGTAGAGAACTGCGACAAGTATCGCTTGTGTCCCTCTGATAATGACGTACCCAACACAGCCACCCCGACATATACATCATCATCTTTGGCATCCAGCTTTAGATCGTTGTTCACTGTCGCACCTACAACTGCGGCACTCACGCTGTCCTCTACCACTACAGCGACATTACCACATCCACAATGGTATGGCAAGTCACTATTACCATATCTTTTCCATTTAGGTATTCTTTTTCCCAGTGATCTACCTGATCCATCAACTATGCAACCTCTGTCATCTAGCACAGGAAATACTATACGGTGATCCTTTACGTCATACAACACAATAACATCCTCGGATGATAGGCCATACTGTTTAAGAAAATTCCAGCACTCAGGTCCATCATTAACTAGGTAGTCAGGCTTTACAAATGGGGCAGGGTCTAACTCGTCAGTCATATAGCCAAGTGCCTTACGAACATCACCTACAGACATAGACACATTGGTTGCACCACTAACTGTACAACTAGCCTTGTAGCAATTCCATACAATCTTACCCATTGTATTAGTAATAGTAAATGTATTCTTTGTATGACATACAGGACATGCCATGCGTCTGCTGTCACCGACAGTAAGCTGCAGATCATTTATGATTTCTATTATGTTCATGTGTTGGCCTCCATAACAGCACGTGCAAATCCTCTAGGGGTAGCTGATCTGATGTTCTTTGTTCTAGCAGACTTACCGCCTAGTTTCAAGTGCTGTTTACTGTAACCTTTCTTTGGTTCAACAGGTACTTTAGTGGGCATCACAAAGCCATTGCCTGTCCACAAGCAAGTCTTCTTAGGGTAGGCATCCTGTGGGGCTATGTACTCAGGCCAGAGAGGATGCTGTGCTTCGCCATAGGGTATGTACCCACCATACTCATAAGGGTGAAACCTATAATCAGACTTACGCCACTTGGTAGCCAGTACAGACACAGGGTTCTCTACAAAATAGGGACAACCAAGATCATCAAACAGACCAGCACAATCAATGGCGTGTTGTGCAGCCTTCTCTTGAAACAATGGGTCAGCCTCTGCCTTCTTAGCAAAGTGGGCCGCACCAGAAACAGCCATATCAGTACAAACAGGGAAGGCCATACCAAATACTACCTTGTGACCATTGAAACGAAAGAATAAATCTTGGTGAGTACTAAAGTCATGCAGGTCTGCATGTAGATAGAATATAACACCACCAGATGCAAAGTGTTTTGTGTTATCAACCTCTACTGTCTCATGCTTGTGTTGAATATCATATGCATAGCACTCATACCCTGCCTCTGCCCAAGGCTTCAATGCTTCACCAGTGAAGTCATATAAACTTATAACTATTTTATTTTTCATAGCCAATCACTTTCAATGTTTTTCGTTACACTCAATTCTACATGAGCGTTACGTGCTGTCAAGGCTTTATTGGCAGAGGCAAATGTATTTTTTATGTATGGTTTCACAGATGCAACATGTGTGTGACCAGTAACAGCCATCAACTGTGGCAATGGTACACCTGCCTCAACCATTTGTGTTACCCCTGTCCTACGTAAGTCCATAAGTCGTAAGTCTTCTGATAGATTTGCTGCCCTCATTATCCTACGACCTACTTTAGATAGTCTTTCCATACTGTATGGTCTGAACTTACCAGCTACAGGTGTAGGGTGCGGTGCAACATAGGTCTGAAAACCATAGTCACTACGTTGTTCTTGTAGCATTACATACAACTCGTCATCAATAGGTAGGAACACCTCTGCCCTACGCTTAGACTGTTGAAGATACATGCGCTGCCTATCAAAGTCAATGGCATCCCACGTTAGCATACGCATGTCACCTAGTCTTTGACACCACTGGTAAGCCATAGACACAATCATGCCCATGTTACGGTACTTGTATTGGGTGAAGGCAGTGTCCATAAACTTTACCACATCTGAATGTTCCCATACTACCTTACGTTGTGGTGTAGGTTTACGCTTGATGTTGGTGAAAGGATTAGTGTTGATCTGTTCCATTTCAATAGCATAGTTAAAGACACGGCTGGCACAGGTAGCACCATGATTGGCAAAGCTAATGCCTTGCTCAACCCACTGTTCATACAAATGCTTTGCAACCTTAGAGGTAACATCACCATGCCTCATGTGACCTATGGCATTGTCCAGTAGACCAATGAAGTACCTGTAATGTACCTTAGTTGTATTACGTAAAGCCTTGAAATCATTAGAGGCAAAGTAATACTGTGACAAATTTGCAACAGTACTGCTTGGCTTCACATTGAATATCAATGCCTGTTCTTCACGGTACTTATCCACTAAGTCATTCAACTCTTTGGCGAGTACCTTAACCTGTCTAAGATCAGTACCCCATTCCTTGCGGCTCACCACCCCAGCATCAACAAGAGACTGAGGTGGGTTGAAGCGATAAGACACTACACCCTTGGGTTGTTTACGTGGCTGTACATATCGTGGCAACTTAGTCATTATGCAGCTTCCAGTGTGATGAACTTGGGATCACTGACCCACTTGCTCACCTCTTGCTCACGTGACCACATGCTGACTGCCTGTGTGTCATTGCCAGTATTCTTGAGGCTGAAACCATTACGTTCATCAGCATAGCTGGCATAGTTGGTGAAGGCAGAGTACAAAGAGAACTTGTTATGCCCACGTACACTGGCCTCATGGCTATACAACTGAAACATTTTCTCTGCCTTACGTTTAGATGAAATCATATCATCAAGCAAAGACTTAACATCTACATACTTGGTTGAGGTGTTAGCCCACACCTGCATCTTTGTAGCGTTGTCATAGAAACTAGCCCTTGCACGTGCCAACTCATAGATGAAACCCTCAAGGGTAAAGTTAGCTGTGTTCTTCTTACGCACCTTGTCATAGTCACCAGTAATCATGCCATTGGTACAGAAGAAATCAATAGCACCAAAGTAGGATTGGTTTGAGCATGATCCATCAATGCCATGCAGACTAATGATAC